ATGGATAAAATCAATGAATTGAAATCAATTCCCATGCACGAACAGCGTTCGGATGCGTGGTTTAAACAAAGAGAAAACAAATTGACATCAAGTGACGCAGGTACAGTTCTAGGCTTGAATCCTTATCAAAAACCAAAAGAAGTGCTTTTTAAGAAGTGTGGTCATGACCCAAAGCCATTTGTTGGTAATATTGCTACACGTCATGGGCAAAAGTATGAAGACGAGGCTATTGACAAGTATTGTAAGCTAACTGGTCAAAAGAATTATGATTTCGGTCTTCTTGCGCACGAGGATGTCCATAAATCCGACGAATATCATTGGCTTGCCGGTTCTCCGGACGGAATCTCTATGAGTCTAACTGACCCAAATGCAAAGCCTATTCTATTAGAAGTTAAGTGTCCATACAAAAGAAAGATTGTCCCCGGTAAGATCCCCGTTTATTATTATCCTCAGGTTCAGTTGAATATGTTCATTTGTGGTCTTGAAGTTTCCGATTTTATTGAATATTTCCCCCCCAGGACAATGAGTATTGTAAGAACTTACATTAACCATAAGTGGCTTAATAAGAATTTGCCTATTCTTGCAGACTTTTGGGCGAATGTAGTTCATTACCGCAAGGCGGGAATTGAAACTCATCCTCTATTTCGTCATCCTAAGAAGATTCTAGATCTCAGAACAGAGGAAGAAGACATTCCAGTTATTAATTTGGATGCATATTCTATCATTGATTAAGTTCGTTGTAAATATAATTTAAAAGAATAGTTCATACATTAACAAATGGGAATCAGAGGATTAAACGCCCTTATTAAAAAGCATTCGCCCGACTGTACTTCATATAATGACATCAAAAAATACCATGGTAAAACCGTAGCAATAGATTCTAGTATACTTCTTTATAAATTTAAATACGCGTGTAAGGCTGAAAATTCTCACCTAATTGGAATTGCTAATCGCGCGAAGTTTTATGTAATGAACGGAATTCTCCCGGTTTTTGTTTTCGATGGGGTTCCTCCGGATGCAAAGGGTATAACCCTGGAAAAGAGGCAAGCCGCGAAACAAAAAATATACATTAGATTAGATGAACTAAAAGAAAAGGTAGCAGAAAGTGAGTTAGAACAAGGAGAAATAAATTCAGAAATCGAAAGATTGCAATCTCAACTGATAATTGTAAAAAAATACCACACTGAACAATGCAAAGAATTTCTAGAAATATCGGGCATTCCTTATTGTACGGCTCCAAATGATGCAGAGAAATACTGCGCATTTCTTCAGAGAAACGGAATAGTAGATTACACAATAACCGACGATTCAGATGCCCTTACGTTTGGATGCTCCAACGTTCTTAAAACAAATATCAGTAAACACATAATTGAGATTGATCTAGCAAAGCTATTGCATGACATAGATATGAATATGGAAAACTTTGTAGACTTTTGTATTCTATCCGGTTGTGATTATACTGAATCAATTCCTCAAATAGGGCCAATCACAGCATATAATCTCATTAAGAAACACAGGTGTATAGAAACTGTATTGACTAATTCAGTTAAAACGTGCGAACATTTCGAATATGGAGTATGTAGAGAGATATTCAATACATTTGATTATGATATTCCTGAAAGGTTTTTTATGAAAAAGAAAGATAAAACTATTCTATTGGAATTTCTAAATAAACATAATTTTAGAGAAAATGTAATTTCTAAATTTATTAAAATTTTATTGTGAATTAAATTTAAATTAATTTCTTTTGTATATATTAAAAATAAATATGTCCGACCTTCTTGATCTATACTTCGGTGCCAAGCGTCGTAAGCGTCGCTCGTCGCCCAAGCGTCGTCGCTCGCGTTCGCCCCGTCGTTCGCCCCGTCGTTCGCGCCGTTCGCCCATCCGTCGCCGTCGTCGCTCGACCAAGGCCTCGAAGACCTCCATTGTCGTAGCTGGCCGCAAGCGCAAGCTATACAAGGGTAAGACCGGTTCCCTATACTACCGCTCCAAGGGCCGCAAGGTCTACGTTGGTAAGCGCAGCCGCAAGGCTGGTCGCAAGACCACCCGCCGTCGCCGCTCGAAGAAGCTGAAGATGACCAAGAAGGCCATCGCCGCCCGTCGTGCCTACCGTCGCCGCTCGAAGAAGACCACCCGCCGTCGCCGCTCGAAGAAGCTGAAGATGACCAAGTCGGCCATCCGTGCTCGTCGCGCCTACCGTGCCCGTGCCCGCCGGTCGCTATTCGGTGGCTTCTGGTAGATAATATAAGTGTGTGTTGTAAATGAATGTAGTATAAATTAAATCATTTAAGTTCAAGTGAATTCAAATGATTTAGTTAATTAATTAATTCTGTTCTTGATATGCTAGTTTACTTAGAGCAATTATATGTGAGATCCTGTAGTGTTATATTTTCTCTCTTAATGTGGATTATCTTCTCGATAGACCTAATTGATGTAGGTATCGTATTATCTTTTGTTACACGCATTGGGATAATTTTGTCAGTTGTAATGTTAAATTCTACTATACATTCATTACTATAATCTTCAAGACCCTTAATAAAATCAATTTGTTCTCTTCCGGTATCAATATCCCCCTTAATTGTAGCAAAAATACAAGATTTCTTAAAATTGGTGGTATACAGGTCTATATCATTTTCATTTTCAGATACTTTCAAATTAAAACCCAGTTTTTCGGTGGGTTTCCACTTAAAACACGAATAATTTATACCTGTTGTAATTGGCAAGTTATTTGGCATAATGAATAGTTCTTCATTGTCTTCAAGTTTTGACACGCCGGATATGTCAGTGGCGTAATTTACTATATTAATTGGGACATCGGTATTAATTACATTACTAATGAAGTAACTTGAATCTGACAACCTATCTTCGTATGACGCCCTATTAATTTTATTCCCAGATGACATAAATGAGTCGCATATAATAATTTCATCCTGGGCATATGAAATATCGAATATGCTACCATAAAAGTAATCATGTGAACAGTTAATATCTATATTGTATATTGTAAAGTCTGATAGAATAATAACTGAAGTATTTTCTGCTCTAGAGTTTATAAACATAAATAGTATAGCTCTTCTAGTTTCTTTTGTGTTTTTCTTGCAAAACATATATTTATAATTTTTTAGCTTTATAAAGTGTGATCTTTCTACATTAACAGCTGTCTGGGCTGGGAAATAATAATCTGTTCTTCCTGTCCAATTATTATTAAGTAAGAATATAACCTGTTTTTTATAATCTTCGTCTGTTATTTCAGATAGCATTTAATATATTATACAATTGGATACAGTCTTTAAATATATTTAAAGATTCTTTTCATTCCTAATAAATACAAACATGTCTTTTTCGTCGCGAGAAGATACACTTGTTAAATTTTTGATCTTATTTTATAAAAATAAAATGCCCCTCCTTAGAGACATAATTTATCAAAATACTCCATTAAGCTTAAGACTTTTAGACTGGTTAGTAACTAATTATTCGAAGAAGTATAATATTATTTACCCCTTGCACCGGAGCAATGGAGACGTTACTTATTTTAATATATATTTAGACTATAAAAATCAATTGAAGGCATATTCTAAAAAATATTTTGACCCTTTTTGTAGGCAGCGGAGAATAATAATCGACATTGACACACTTAAATGGAGAGAATGTCCAGATAAGTATACTCCCGGTGATAAAGACATAGTAACAACAGTTGGCCAGCTTAATTTTTTTAGATGGGTTCTCGAAAATAAAATTTTTGATTATGCAATTTCTAATATAAAACTCATAGATGCTGATATGAATACAACACTATTAAACAAAAGAAAGGACAAACGTTCTGTTTTGTCTCCAAGTGCCGTAAAAGGGGTGTATACAAATAATTACAACGTAACTATTAAATTCAGGGGATAATATAAAAATTTAATTTAAAGTTTTAAAACATTAATAACTAACAATGGAAAATCCTTTAACAGCCTGGTTTTATTCTACCGGAAAGATTGTCACAGATTCTAATAAACAAAAGGTGACACATTTTCTATTAGACGGGGGGAAGTTAGATTTAACTAAAGATTATGAAATATTTCAAGAATTATATGCAAAATACATTAACTGTAAAAACTGTATAGTTGAAAGAAAGACCGATGTATTTAAATTTTTTATAGATTTTGATTTTAATTCAACAGAAATGCTAGATATATACAAGTTTGTAGAGGTTATACAGGACGTTATAGAAAATATATACGGATCTCCTCAATTTTGCATTATAACATCCGCTGATAAATGTAAAGAAAACTATAAATCCGGTGTGAAATACATCAAACAGGGTTATCATTTACATTGGCCAGATATCTTAGCCGATAAACCAATTGCACACGGTATCCGTAAGAACATAATCATTCGCCTAACAACAGAATTCGGTAAAATAGAATCGTGTTATGATTCATGGAATAAAATCATTGATAAATGTGTGTATGACGCAAACGGTCTTCGACTAATAGGATCAGACAAATGTTCAATTTCAGATGGTATTAAACATTATGAAAATCGAGTATACAAAGTACAGAGTGTATACATTGGGAAAGAATACAACAAACAGCTAACCGAAGATTACATTTTGGGTAATTTATTGTCTATTAAGAGGACTAGTATTAGATCTGAAGAAAATTGTACTACGCATACTATTAATCTTCAAGATTATGAAGAAACGGAGGACTCTGGGGATAGCTCAACAAAGAGTGGTTTCGATAGACTTAATAAAATGTCTGTTGAGTATATTGCAATCATTAAATTTTTTAAGAATTTTATACCACTTTATTCTACAGATGATATTCGTATAATACAGAAGGCTAGAGAACACCCAGTTTATATAATTGCCACGAAATCTAAGTACTGTCAAAATAAAGGAGATTTTCATAGGCACAATAATATATATTTCAAACTAACGCCGTGGGGGTTTTGTCAAAAATGTCTATCCGAAAGTGATGGAGAATACGGTTGTTGCCGAGAATATCAAAGCACGCCAGTATCTATTTCGCCTGGCCTGGAAAGTGCCCTGAAGTGGAAGAAACCGAAGAATAAAGATAAAGATATACCCCAACCCATACCAGTAACAAAGGAACAAAAAACAGACTATTTTTTATCTAACCTGGAAAATCTTATAACAGGTAAACCAGCTTCTATCGGACCCACTAAGGCTAAGAAAAATAAACTTAAGGCCGATTTAGCAAAGAAGACCTAGATATAATAATCGCACATGATATTAAAAATGCTATTAGTATCTTTCCTTTTATGTTAAGCTGACTAACAGACTCCATTAGATATGGAAATATATCACTGATGAGTTTATATACCGGGGCAGAATTCAGCAAAAGGGATAACCCAATAATAATTAAAAAAACCCTATGATTTTTTCTATCTTTTATTTCATTTATAATAATCTTCGTAATATTCTTTTCTACGTCTTTTTGTGAAGTATCGGCAACCTGTCTATTAGGAGGATCAGTTTTAACTCTTCTGCTAATTTTATTGGGTGCCAATTCTTCAATTACGGGTTTTCTCTGGTCATCCGTGACCTTCGGTTCTTCGTATTCTACGCGTTCTTCTATTATTTCTTCGTCTACTTTAATTAGATCTTTTATATTACATTCGAACTGAGACATTTATTATATTCAATAATAAAAAAAATGAAAATTAAACGTTTTTAATAAAATAAAAAAAATATCTTATACAATATAAAACAGAATGAGTATTAGCAATGTAGCTATTAATACATTTAACTCCAGTGGTTCTCAATCAGTGTGTAGAGCTAATAAATATGCTGAAGACACATTAATAGAATCGGATTTTTTAACTAAGTGCACAACTAAGTATATAAATGGAACTGGTCAGACAGTTGTTCAGGGAAGTATGAAAGCTTTCCCAGTTGGTCTACCCGGTCAGGCGTCCAATCATGACACATTTGCTATGCCCGACGACATCGACGCTATAAGCAGTGTTATCTTAACTGCTAGGATGGGATTCGATATCCCAACTGGTTCCGATGCAGGTGCAAATATGGCTTCCTTTGCAAATAGTACCGCTATATATTTCTCCAATACATTCTTATTAACTTTAATAAATAAGGTAGAAATAAGGCTCGGCGGATTGGTCGTAGACACTCTTACATCTGACTCAATTTTTGCAAGAAATGTAACCGAAACTGATAATTCATGTAGCATGTCGGGTAGCACAATCGACGGTCAGGAATATCCTAACATATATACAAATATCAATAGACCTGTTTACGAGGGCACCGGAACTGCTGCCATTAAAGACAATGTTATCGAATGGTCGGTTTCTATTCCGTTTACGGGAAGGTCTTCTAAGATGTCCGGGGCATTTTTACAGGCTGGGTCTACAACAAATTCACTGACTATGAAGGTTCATTATAATAAGTTCGATCCCGAGATGTTTCTCGCGGCCGTAAATGTTCCGAATACACTTCACGAACACGAGGGTCTACATGGAGCGGGCGGGTTATGGCCAATATTTGGAATTCAAAAGCTTACAAGTAATGCTACTATGATCCCTGAGAACTGGAAATTCTCGACAAGTGCTACTGTAACTACTCATATGATAACCGAGACCGAGAAAAATTTTATCCGAAATAATGTAGTAAACCGTGTTTTGAAAACATCTGAGACATTAGAATACCCAACCCCGCGGGATCTTGTGCGTGCAGATTTTACCAGTCCAATCCCTGACAACCTTCTGCAGCAGATCCCAGGGGCTCCTTCTGGCGAATATAAACAGGTGTCTTTCGATATTAGTAAGTTTGAATGTAACTGCAGTCACATCTTACTATCTTTGAGAGTGCCCGGAGTAAGTGACGACGGGTCTTTCGCAAATACTAAGATGACTAAAGCGTGGCCATTTAGTAGGGGTAACCGGTATACCGGCACTGGGGGCTCCGTCACGGCACTGCTGGCCGGAGTCTCCTCCGAATCAGCCGCCGCCGCAGCAGCAGGGCAGGCTGGTTTCGGGCCTTGGACCATATCCGGTATTAAGAAGAAGCCTTTATTTGATGGATGGTGGAGCGGCATGAGCGGTAAGGAGACCGCGGGACCTCTTGTCCCTGAAAATAATGACGGAGATTTCATGACCAATAATCTATGTCCATTAAGACACAAAAGATATGAGACCGAACCAACTCTTATTGACTGGTCCCCACTCTATTCTGAGCCCGAGAACCAGCGGCCACTGTGGGCTTCGCAGAACGGTTCTGATTACTTAATTGGTCCTTACAATAGTGGTCAGCTAGACTACATAGGGAGCGATGATCATCGTAGTTCGGATAATTTCATGCCCACAATACCTATAGTTGGTTATACTCGGGACTGGTTAGACTCGGTAGAATTGGTTATTGGAGGTAACCGGACGGGGTTTATTCCAGCATCCGCCCTTAAATTGACGAATGTAGATGAATTCGGTCTAAAGAGTTCTAAGGATTCTGGTGGGATATACATGCTAAAATTATCAGATGAGGCGTTTAGTACAGCCGGTGTTCCTCTATCCAAATGTAATAATATCAAATTGAATATTAGGATTAGAACGTCTATATACGGAACCACTGGTGCAGGCGTGGCGGCATACGCTGACGGCACTGCGCGTCGTCTTGTTATGTCTGGATTTAATCATTCTAATGACTGGACATCTCTTGGTTCTCCAAAACTAGTAGCCACCGCGGTTGGTACAACTGTCCAGACAACGGTTGGTGGTTCTATCTCGTTCGCAGCCTAAGAACCTGATAATGAATCGTAATAGTAAATGTAATATAAGGAGTAAATAATAATTAAATATATTCCTTATATTATATAATCAATGGCTACGGGGGCGCATAGTTCTATCTCCTCTTTTGATAAAACCGGAACACAGTATTTAGCAGCAACGGATACATTCAATGACGGGTCAAACCCAGTGTCTGTATTCTGGAATAAAAATGATAATATTAAACAGGTTATACACACATCGTACACAAGGGAGATACCTAGTACAATTTCTACAAAGAACGAGTCTTGGGCCGGCACTCAGGTTTTTAGTATATCTACTGATACGGATGCGGTTGGGAATTTATACTTATCTGTTGTAATAGAACTAGATACACCAGAGGCTCAATTAGACTCTGGTCCACCCAAAACTTTAACTACGTTACTTAGACGACCATCTACTAAAGAATCTATAACCGATTGGGATCTAACAGAGCCTCTTTTACATCGCATTAGGGGGGTAGAAAAAGGTTCTAAAAAACCAGAGGGAGTTCAGATTGGTTACCCCAATGGATGGAGAGAGGACACTACCGGATCTCAATATCCCAGGCCTTTAGATAATATCCACCCGTTTATGCCCCCCGAAGATCTTCCTAGTTATCCAAATTGGGACTGGAAACCTAGGGACTTTTTACAACTAAACGAAATACCTATTAATAGGACTACTAAACAGACACTTTCCGAATTTCTATCGGGTTCTTCATACTACGGGGGTACAACAAAGGAATTTATGTTTAACCCTGATATGAGAGTAAGTAAACACTCCAAGCTTGAATTATTTAGTGACCGAGAGGAATACTCATTAGGAGATCCGCGACCAATGAGTATTACAATGAACGGTTATTACTCTAGTACATTAAAAGAGAGTCCTAACTATCTAGGTCATGATAATTTGATATCAGACAGTCTCGTAGAAGCGCCTTATCAAACAACATATAGACCCCACGATCTGAGTTATATACCTAAATATTTATCCCATATAGATTCTAAGAGATTAAGAAGGACCGGGAATGAACATTTCCATTTAAACCCTGACGGTACATACGGTCTTTATTCCTCAACTGGTGTATTAGCCGATGATCTTTTAACTTCTTACCTTACCTTAGATGATATCAATAAGTTAGTTGAACATTATAACGAAGCCGGTATAACATCTAACCCAATTAACACACTTACTACACCATCTGACACGCGGGGGTTTAATTCTGGCGAATACGATGCACTTCCAGACTTTGAGGTAAGTAGCCTATTCGGATCTCAGGATGGAAAATGTCCTCAGGGATACCCAAATAAGGTAGCCAATAACACATTCGACAAGGGGGAATATCTGTTTACAGAGTCTGGAGAATTTATCTCTGAAAATAAAGATAATCCACCCGATGGTAGTTATTCGGTTGGATTAGAACGAATAGATCCTATAGCAGATGTTCAAGATGTCTCACCTTCTCATCAAAATGAAGATCACTATGGTTACGCTACTGTGATAAGTAAAGACGGAAATACATTAGTCGTCAGTCAGGGTAGAATGTACGGGTGCGAACAAAGCGCGTCTATCCAAAGCCAGGTAGACGCTTTACATGATGCATCGCGCACTAAAGCCCCGGAGTCAAATCCTCCGGACGCAAACTGGCCATATGGAGAAGAAGACTCCGCGCATACTGCAGCATGGAGTGCAGCCTTACAAGCCGGGGCTATATTATTTCCATTGAATCCAAAGCGCGCTGGTAAAGTAAGAGTATATAAAAAAAATGGCGACGACTGGGTTTTAAATAAGGTATTTAGTGCGTCAGAAAGTAATTTGGCTGCATACCCACAGGGAGCAAAATCTATAAAACGACCCGGTGCACAGGAATATATATACAAAAATAGATATTATGAGAGTTTTATGGATGGAAAATTTCCCATTATAAGTCAAAAAACCCCGTGGGCACCTGGTTGTAAAAATCACATCTCCTTGAATTCTGACGGAACCAGGTTGGTGATAGGAGAGGCTGGGGGACCAAATAATTTTATTACAACCTATGATTATAAGGGGGGTGACAATTGGTCGGAGTCGGCTGTAATTACCAGTGGGAGCCCCGGGATAAATAATATTATCGAAGATTATTACCATTTAGGGGTATACACGGGGGACAATCTTTACACATTTGGCCCTAATTATGGATACCCTGAAAACCCTACATATGGAATATACCCTCTACCAGAAAGTGTATGGGGTAGCGGATTTGGAAATAATGTAGAGATGTCATCTGACGGCAATATCCTTGCAGTTACTAGCTATATGTCTCCTGCTAGCATTTTCAAATGGAATTCTGGTTCATGGACTCCAATGGGGACCGGAATAACTGGGGTGGCGGACTCCATATCATTAACCGACGACGGGAAAACTTTAGTAACTGCAGATTTTACATCGCATTACGTATATGTATGGGATTATGACCCATCCCTTGACATATGGGTTAATTCAGATTGGCTTCCTTTAATAGCCATCCCCGATTACAGTGAGAAAACCACTGACGCTAGTGTGAACACCAGTCAGCTCTCGAACCCATACCGAAGCGCCCAACACAACCCCTGGTTAGACAACGCCCCACACGGTTCAGTCGACTCTGGAGTATTGATATCCGAGATAGGTTCCTTGGGCGACGACGGCGTGCCGATGATGCGAGAGCCTGGAAAGGGATCTGCTAAATATGATGGATACCCAAATCAGAGTCCATATTACAAAGAATCTGTTATAACCACTATTACACCTATAAGTTCCTCTGCTGCAGCCTTAGCTCCCCCGGTCACTACAAGTATACCTAATATTCCGTCCGCAGCCCAGCAAGCTCTATACGATGCAGAGCAGACCGCATGGGATGCCAATGGCTATTCAGCTGATTACATAGCTGCGGAGGCCGCGGCAGATGTTGGGCGCCGTACCGGTATAATAGACGACATACATACGCTTATATCACTTGGACCGGGAATCGGAGGGGACGTGTATAATAGTGTCCCTGCGCGTATATCGGGGGATGGCTCTACAATTGCTATATGCGGGGCACGGGTAAAAAGAACCCCTGAAAGATTCTACGCCAATAGAGACGACGGCGAGATGACCCTTCCCGAAAATGTTGAATATTTCCCCCAGGAGTTAAATATTTATACTAAAAAATCTTCTTTACCTGGGACACCGGTTTTAACCGCGGGCGGCGTTGCGCCAGATCCCAGTTCTGTTCTCCCGAGGGTAATGCAGGTCCAACTACCACCTACGGGTGGTTTGGAGGGTTATAACCGAACATTTAATGTTACAGACCCTGTAGGTAATACGTTTCAGACAAACCCGTGGCGTGAGGAATGGAGTGCACCAGGTGTGGGCGAGGGTTCGTACATGGCTGTCGGTCGTGGACCGCGACAGGACGGAGATATCGGTGGATTATCGGACTGGACGTCGTATGGTATTGTAGGCGGGAGGGGGGATGGGGATTGGGTGTGGGTCGAGGTCCCATTGATTCATTGTAACTGGTTACAAGAAATGTCAAATATATACACGGTAGAAGAGAGAGCGATAGCGAGGAGTAATGCTTACAGGCCTATCCGACATGACAACCCCGGCAGGATCCTGGTGCAGGAGTTGGCGTGGCGCAGGCGTGAGGTAGAGCGCGCCGGGGCTCATAAACTATCGGTCAGGCGGAGTGAATTTTCAATATCTACCAACGGTAAAAGAATAGCAGTCGGGTGTTCCGCCACGGATGTTATTAATTCCATATTGCCTCAATTCCCCCCTCAACTTATGTTATCTGGTACTAAACAGCAAAGACTTGCAACCGAAATTCCGATGACAGCCGGGTGGGCAAGGACTTACTATGAAAACAAGTTGGAACCGCTGTGGGCAGAGTGGGAACGACTTCGAGATGAGGGGTGGACCCACTACACCCAGAACAAGCCCCAGAACGCGAGCGACCCGGGCTACTACGAGTGGGAAGAAACTCTTTATGCGTTCGAGGACCAGGCGCTCGCAGCACAGAGGGCTGCAATTAAAGCGAGAGACGAACTTGATACTAAATATAAGATAGGAGCCGGGAGTATTAAGGTATACGAGAAAGATTCTGCTAATAATTGGGTAGAGTTATTGGGGGAGATATCTGGAGAAAGCGGCGAAAAAGGTATATCAGATTCTCATTCCCACGTCTCCTCGCAGGAGTTTCCAGATATGTCTATTATTAGTTTATACAATTATAGCTCTGAAACCCAGGGGTTTTTTGATGATGCCGGAGAAATTTTGGATGTAGGTCCGGATAAGAGCGACTTTACGGGATTCGGCGGTTTCATCGACCCTGGTTCAGCCGTCGGCCCACTCGGCGACAGGAGCCCGCCATTATTGTACGACGAGGACGAGCTCCAATATTCTTGGCAAACAAGTAATGGAGGAGGAGCATATTTCGACACACCGGCAGGTATCGTTGGTAACTCAATAGCCGAAACAAATATAACCATGGCGGCAGCATGTACTTTTCGCTCATTTGGAAGTCAGTATGACGCTTATCCATTTATTCAACCACCAATTATAAATATAGGATTTAGAGGAGCAAATTTGGCATTTGCAATACGTCAACTACACATCGACGACGGAACCCCATCTCTTCTCAGGGATTGGGATATGATAGGTGTAACATATGGCCCAACTGCAGTTGAGCCTCCTCCATATGAGTACCATAAAATTTGGCCCGGCGGCGAGACGTTCTCAATTAACCAAAATGTCGCCCAACCACCCACTCCTCCACCCGGGGGTCATCAACTCGCGCCATTCTTTGTCCGCGCGGGGGAACCCCATTGGTATGTAGTTACAAAGGACGGGCATATAGTAAGTTTTTATGTAGACGGGCAATTAATTAGTTCTTACGACTTTACAGCCGAAGATGCTGCATACGAGGCACGCGGGGCCGACGCCATCCCATCTGCGGCAATACCCGTATATGGCACAGAGTCTTGGATAGGCACACAGAGGACTCCGGGTAGGGGTAGTAGCATAAACGGGATCATTAGGGATGTAGGTGTATGGACTGGAGCACTTACTACAGCCGAAATTGCTTATATGTATACCGCGGGTAATAACGGGGAAACCGTCTTAATAGACGGTTTAAATGTCCCTTTGGTGTATAGTAGGTTTCAGACAGTACTTTCTTTAGGGCAGAATGCTCAGCTTGCTAAATATAATTCAGTCCGTTACGGGGGGACAATAGATAGTAAATGGAACCAGCCTTGGAACCAATATGGTGGTATCGATTTTATTACCAATTACTTTTCGGTTTCCGGCGGAACAAAACATACAGATAACGATTTAGTTTACACTTATGGTAGAGAAACCAAATATGATCAAAGTAACGGGGAGGGTCTAGGATGGTCTATTTCTATGAGTGGGGACGGTAATGATATTATATCAGGTGCACCTTACATGTCAACTATAGGAGCCACAGTTGCGGCTCCGCGGAGAAGTTATAGAGAGGTTGGAAGGGCATATGCATATAAGCTTAAGAAAATACAGAAATCTATCCAAATTTTACCTAAAAGATCCCCAGGTAAAATAAAAATGACAATACATGATGCTGCTATAATTGTAAATGATGCACAGAAAAGATTAAATCATGATATAACTGATTTTTTTAATATTCCTCAAAGATCTTCCAGCGATTCTGGTAGTTTAAATTGGACAAAGCAATGGGACACTGTACCAGATAAGGCTGTGAACCCCCCTAAACTAGAAGACTATACCAACCCATATTGGGCTAAATCTAATTTAAAACCAAAGGTAAGTATTCCTCTATCTAAGATAATTAAAACTGTAGAACTTCAGGTTGGAACTCAAATTTGGCAAACATTAACACAGGATGATATTGCTGCAATAAATGCAACCGAGATGACAGAAAGTGCATATAAATCACTAGGACTTCAATGTTCAGGTCTTGTTAGATCTGACGGGACTAGAGAAACATTCGGAGATGCAAAATGGATACCCGGAAAAAAATACCAGGCTATTATCCCAATCCCAATTTTAACTGGTAACAATTCTGGTAAATTTCAAAATTATAAATCTCATAGACATGATGGTTATTTAAATTGTTTGGCAAGAGAACAGGAGGTAAAAATTAAAATTAAATATGCGAATGTAGAAGATATATTTCACACCGAGGATTTATATGCATACCAAGGCTATGAAGCCCCGATTTATACAGGTTTCGATAACATTAACAAAGGAAGATATATAACAAATGTGCCAGAATTATGGAATCCCAAAATAAAATTACAAACTAAACTATACGGCGAATATATCACACTGGCCAAAGAAGAAAAAGATGCATTAAAAGCCAGCCCTGATAGAATTTATAAAAAAATCAAAAGCGCTCAAAATATAACGTTTGATAAATTACCAGAAGTTCTTCATAGAGATGCATATGTAGATATTAAATTAGATGAGTTTTCTATATATAGTTCTCATCTCATAATATCATTAGATTTCCCCGGAATAACTAATAAATCAAATATCCCTTATTTAGATTCTGCCGATATAATCTTAAACGGCACAACTCATTCTGGTATAGTAAAATCAAATAGTTTACTTTCCGCGGCTAAATCTTTGGGATTATATTCAAATGAATTAGTTTTCGATAAAGATAATTTTGATAAACTGTTTTATGTTTTCCCCCTCGCTTCACGTGCGTTCGGTGGGTCGTCTATTCCGCTTAACCGGTTTGATGACGTAATTCTACGTATAATTTTTTCGGTAGACGGAGGGATACCAGACGAGGGAATAAATGTCCCCAATATGTCTAAAGTAAGTATAACTTGCAGGGGAGAAACAAATTTATACTACCACGAAGGGTCTTCGGCGATTTCGTTATTTTAATAGTAATTAAAATATACCCTAATTATAAATAATGGCTTCTGATGCGGGAGGTTATCATGCAGCCCATGAAACTTACACAGGTGAGGGTACACAATCGTTACTCGTTACAGACACTTTAGTTGACGCATCAACATCTGTTTTCTGGAATAATAACGACAATACTAAGCAAATTATACACGGGTCTTCATTAACTGAACTTTTAACGTCCGGAGCGTCTAAAAACGCGTCGTGGGGCGGGTTTCAGACTTTTTCTATAGACCCAGAAACAGATTGTATAGGAGACCTTTATTTATCAATTACATTAAACTTAGATACGCCAGATACCCCACTTGACGGTGATTTAAACCCTAAAACAATTACTACAATGTTACAAAAACCATCTTCAAGGGATGCAATAAACGATCCGAGTAAATTGGAACCCATTGGTTGGTACAAAAGAGGAATTAAAAAGGGAGATACGCTACCCGAAGCGGGATACATAGGGGTTCCAAACGGGTGGTTACATTTAAAGACCGACGCAAATGATTTATCATCTGGATTTCGTTATGCAGGAACCGGAATGGACGCGGTTGACAGTTATGGACTCCCAAATGACGCTATTGAATTGCCTGGTATAACAGGGATTCATCCAGATTCTTCTCCGCGCGCACAGGCCTGGGAAGACATCCAAGATGTCCTTAAAAAAGACACTGAACTGTTTAAAGTTAATGATTTCAATTGTACAGATACATATTTAGACCCATCTGATAATCAGAAGGTAATTCACCAGCGGGATAAAGACGTAGGAATAGGAGAATATCTTATCCAAGATCAGGGTAGAACTGCATCTAATTGTTATGATGTTAATAGTCATTATATTCGCTCAGTGGACAGGGCTAGGTCATTTCGTATATTGGACACTTTTTATCAAAATTCTTTTAGAAATAACTTTACCGACGAATATAATCAGCCTTTGGAAACAGATGACAATACTTGGACACTTTCTTCCCTTTTTAATGATGAAAATCTGTTACCTATAGACAATATCTCGTTCGCAGGAGAATTTGTTAAATCGGGGATTCCAAATGAAAGATTTCAGATATCCGCTATATTTCCCAGTACAGTAACTCTCGCAGAGATTCAGGCAAATGAAACATCTTATAATTCTGCGCTCGCTGCTTCCATAGAGAAAGTTGCACAAGATTATATGTTTGGAGATTGGGTTGGGAGCGTAACAACCACTATTGTTAATCTTCCACCGAGAACATGGGCATGGTACGTTTATGACAGGTATCGAGAAGGCATTAACTTGATGATTGAAGCCTCGTCTAACCCCTACCTCAACCCTCCTCGTGATTCGTGGGTCCCTACTTCAACCCTCGATCTCTACCCCTACGACCCCGAAAATCTCGGGTTAATTTCCCGCTTATATTTAACAGTGGATCCGTTGGACGCGGTCGCCGCGAATCTGTTCTCTGAGCTTGCGATTATAGATGTAATGTATATGGACGCTATTAAGACCTCCATGTCATGTTACAAAATGGAAGCACCGTTCTATAACTGGCCAGGAAATATAAGGACACGCACGGGGAAATTTAATTCCCAGAGTGACGGGATGGCAGGGTGGTTTCCGAGTGTACGCGAGAGGAGTTTTAATGAAGGCAAAGGTTCCTCTTTTTACATGCAGCGCAACGACACAGATACAACAGACAATGGCGCTTACGGTTTTATACCGTATCCAGGCCAGAGTTTGGTAACATGTAGAAGAGACGTCCTAGGTCTGGACAACGTTGTTGTATTTGAGTTCTGGGAACCAGAATCGTTGTACGCCGTCGACATAGGACCTCCGCGAGAAGTAACCTTAGGTGAAAAGAATAAATACAAAAATTCTACACGTTCAATACTGACACACATGAATAACCTACACTTAAATGCTATAAACGGCGGACCCGATGAGCATAGGGTTTTTTGGGATGTTCTGGCACCAACGACGGGGAATTCTAAAATTTGCTTGACTAAAGTAATGGAAAATTCAATACCAACCGGGATAGGTTACGCGATTGGCGGAGGGGTAAGTAATGATTACTCTCTGGGTGAAAACAGTATTGGCTTCGATCTAGATGCCAATTTGTTTACAATGGGCTACTACAACGGGACTGGCTACCCAGGGTGGTCAACAGGTGATCCTCCGCAGGGGGCACGCCAGGGTGGGGGCGGAGGACAAGCGCCATGGAATCCGAGCGAATATAATTTGGATTACCCAGTTTTTTATAGAGATGAAGACCGCGATACAACAGTCGAAATGTATGGAAGAGTTGTTGTAGAAATACCTAATTCAATTTATAAATACAATGAAGTTCTTAGTTTGGCCCATGGGTGGGCTGAAAGTTTTCAAAAGGCGATGAGACTGTATAGCGTTTATATGAGTTTTGATGTAGCATACGATAAAGATGTTACATTTGTAGGAGCGCGGTATCCAGAAGGATCATACAATGGGTACTCGGGAGACCCGGGAGACCCGGAAGAGGCGAAGGCAGAAGCAATGGAGGCTTCTGGACTTATCGCCAATATCCGCGTTTCATTTAATGTAGGGTTTGGACTTATTACTTCGGCTGGTATGAGGGCGCGAACGCAACCAATAAATGATATAGCACTTGAACTTGCAAGGCCATCTCACTCTTTGACTACTATAAAAAATAAAAAGGGTCATGATAATATTATATCTCATACGCTTATTCCATACAATGAACATCCTATTCTAAACCCATACTCATATTCTTATCTTCCAAAGTATTTAACATATACCGACTCAGAAAAAGTTAAGAAAAAGGGAACTGAATATATTGGGTTAAAAGATGGTAAACACAGTGTCTATATTACACCTGGTGTTCTAGCCGATGATTTATTTATTTCTTATTTGACTAAATCCGATATTGAAATATTAGTATATTATTATAATGGCGGGGTTTTGGGGGGTAACTGGCTGTATCCACAATTAACAGCTCCCCTCGCCATAATCCCCCCATCAACCACGTCATTTTACGTTTACGGTGTTAATCCTTTGAACGGCGACGCTGTCACATACTTAAAAGCAATAGAAGCAGTTGAAGACCCCCCTAAACGACCCGACAACCTAGTATTTTATCAATCTGATTATAATGGATATTGTACAGCTATTAGTTCAGATGGGAATACCTACGCAGTGTCCCAGGGGAGAATGTACGGCGATGAATGGGAGGCGGCTAGGCTTATTGAGTCTCCAGAATATGAATCGGGAGTTCAGGCACTGGCGGCGGCGGAGGCGGCGGAGGCGGAGGCGGTGGCGGAGGCGGCGGTGGCGTGGGCGGCGGAGGCGGAGGCGGTGGCGGAGGCGGCGGCGACGGCTGCGAGGGTGGCAGCGGAAGCAACACTGGAGGCACTGAGGGTGGCAAATACCGTACCGGGTAGAGTTAGAAGACCTGGTCTAGTTAGGGTTTATAAAAAGAAAAATGGTTCTTGGGAATTAAGTAAAATCTTTAGAACCCCGAGTAGTAAATTAGCTTCTAAACCAAGGGGACATATATGGTCTGTATCTGACGGTTATAACAGTCATGTGAAACTTAGTGGAAACGGAAATCGCATAGTTATAGGAGACGCAGGTGGGGACAACAACTCATTTTCTACATATGACTATAATATTTCTAATGATACGTGGACAAAAGTAGATGAAGTTCAGGCAGGACTTCCGCAAACAGTTGTAGCCTATGACGCCCCAATCGCGCCCGACCCCCTAGCCGGGATATCTGTTATAGGCGGGCCACTTATATTGCCTGATGAATACATTTTTGGTTCAGAATTTGGATCTACACTTTCATTATCTGAGGACGGAAATACAATAGCGTTATCTTATGTCGCGTGGGAAGCATGGGATACCCCCACCACCACCACCACCACCACACCGTCGCAGCAGCAACACTGTGTAAAGATTTACAATTGGCTCCAAGACCCGTTAGGGGCTTTTAGGTGGATAGAAGACCTTTCTAACATACCAGATCCAATAATTAATAGAGGTTTAGAGAACACGAGCTCTTCTCCTCCTTTTGAGCCCTTTCTCTCGCAACCCGAAAATAAACAGGGGCGACCCCCCACTAGGGTATTATTTCAGGTCGAAGGGCAAGGCAGTGTGGGAGGATCTAGGGGAAATGAATCATATCATCGACTAGCTGGTAGTATAGCATTAAGTGGAGACGGAAATACATATATTATTGGAAATCCTAATAATGTAAACGGCAAAGGTTATAATGTATACAGAAAATCTGGAAATACCTGGAATAAAATTGCAAATGAAAACTCCCCTATTTTGACACCAGTGAAGCCCATTAGAGATAATATTGGCGTTGATGCCCCAGGAAAATCTGTTGCTATCAATTATGACGGTAGTCGTTTTGCTGTATGCTATATTAATAATGCAACAGGACTAAGTACAATATCAATATACGATGCCACCATCGGGGGGACAACAACCCCCGCCACCACCATCGGGGGGACAACAACCGGGGGGACATCAACCGGGGGGACAACAACCGGGGGGACAACCACAACCACCACC